GAAATTCACTGTCCCCCAGACCTACGGCGTCGTATGCAAATCGTCGGCTACGCCGAGTTACTCAAATGGACTGCAGCTTGTCGCGCCATGATCGTGGAGGATCGCGTCAACCACACTGGCGATATTGCACTGGCCGAACATCTCGCTCGAGCCGTGGCCGTCAAAACTGGCGGGTCTATTGTGCTCAGTTCGCAAAAGTCACCCGGACCCATAGAACTCGCCCGGTGCGCAGTGTGGGGAATCATGCTTGCGTCCAAACCAGTCAGGTCTAACAAAGCCGCTTTCGCTTTCGGCTAGGGGTACTTACATACAAGAAATATCTGTGAGAGACTCGGAAGCGATGGCTCTTTTCGGTAGCAAGAAAGTTAATGCGACCCCCGCGTTTGCGTCTGCTCCCGTTCAGGCAGCAGCTGGTTCAGCTGCGCAGATCGGCGACTTTTACGCGTACTCTGTCGGGGAGTTGCAACGACTCGCTTTGTCTGTGCCGACCATTTCGCGTTCAATTCAGATGATCGCGTCAATGGTCGGCTGCTTGGAACTTAAGCATTACACCACCCAGTGGACGGGTGAAGATTATGAAGAAATCTATTTAGAGAACGAATCATGGATGGATCAGCCCGATCCTCGCGTGACTCGAAACTTCATTTTTTCTCAGCTTGTAACCGACCTGATTCTGTGGGGTCAGGGCTTTTGGTATGTCACCTCACGGTCGTCCGCTACTGGCCGTCCGCTTTCGTTTGAATGGCTACCCGCCGCAATGGTCAGTCTGGGCGACCAGCAGACCGCACAGCGTTTCGGACCGTCCAATGACATCATGTTTAACGGCGTCCAACTCAACACTGATGACGTCATCCAATTCTTGGCACCGTCGCAAGGTCTGCTCTATACGGGCAACCGCGCAATTGCTACAGCGATCAAACTGCAACAGGCATCGGATCGTTTTGCGGTCAATGAGATTGCTGCCGGGTGGCTTCAGCAAACCGACGCATCCGAACCAATGTCAGCCGAGGACCTTTCAGAACTCGCAGCTGCTTGGCGTAACGCTCGACAAGTTGGTGCCATTGGCGCACTTAACAGCGTCGTGACTTTCAAAGAGTTCTCCAGTGACCCAAACAAGTTGCAACTGATTGAGTCGCGTCAATTCCAAGCACTTGAATTGTCTCGGGCCACTGGAATCCCCGCATACCTTTTGGGCATCGGCGTACAGGGTTACACCTACCAAAACGCACAGTCCGCACGACAGGACCTTTACTTGTTCGGCGCAAAACAATATTTGGATTGCATTGAACAAACCTTGTCAATGAACAACATTTTGCCCCGTGGCCGTTATGTTGAATTTGACATTGACGACTATTTAGCAGAAAACGATTTAGCAAGCGTTGCTTACGAACCGTCAGCAGAAGAACGCAGATCAGAGGAAATGGCATGATTCGACTTACAGCCGATCTACCCACAGTTGACTTCGCAAAATCAGAAGAGGACGCACCAGCGTCAATATCTGGAATTGCGGTGCCGTGGGCTCCAGTCACCGCTACCGTTTTAGGCGGACAGCGTGTGGCATTTTCGCGAGGCGCTTTTGATATTAATCAAAAAGCCGCGAAGCTCATAGAAGGGCATGACCTCACGCAGTTACGCGGAACCGTTAACGCTCTCGCCGATTTTGAAGAGGGCTTGGGCTTCACCGCAACCTTTGCAAAAACAAGGGCTAGCGCAGATGCAATTGAGCTGATTCGCTCGGGCGCTTACGATGCAGTGTCAGTTGGTGCCGAAGTTCAAGAGTCGTACTACGACAAAGAACTAAAAGCCACCGTCGTCACCCGTGCTTCGCTAGTCGAATTGTCTTTGGTCGCCGTGCCAGCGTTCTCGGGCGCAGAAATACGCGACCTAGTTGCTCAGGCCGACGAACCCGAAGAAGAAATCCCAACAGAAACAACCCCAACAACACCATCCGAGGAGGATGAAACCATGTCAGAACCCACAAGCGTTGAAGCCGCAATCGCGACTCAACCGATCTATGCAACCGCCAAGCGCGAATTCAAATTGCCGTCCGTAAGCGAATACATTTCTGCATTCGTTCGTGGCGGAAGCGACTTCGCACAACTCAACGAAAACATTCGCGCCGCAGCTCCCAATGTGACGACCACTGATGTGCCCGGTGTGATCCCGACGCCCATCATTCAAAATGTGTTCAACTCGTTTGTCGGCTCGCGCCCTCTCGTTGATGCAACCACGTTGCGCCCCATGCCGCAGGGAGGCTCAGTCTTCATTCGCCCTGTAGTGAATGTCCATAACTCAGTCGGCACTGCCACACAGAACACGACCATCACCGCGTCGACTTTCGGCATTGACGACATTCAGATCACCAAGACCATTCAGGGTGGCTATGTTGAAATCAGCGAAGCCGCAATTGACTGGTCACAGCCTGAAGCACTCGGACCGTTGCTTGACGACATGGCTCGCGTCTACATGGACCGCACCGACTTGCTCGCTTGCTCGGAATTGCAGACTGGCGTCACCAACAGCAACAACTTTGCAAACGCATCACTTGCTGACCCGGCATACTGGGTTGAGTGGATGTACACCGCAGCCGCTGACATCTTGACTGGTTCAAATGGCAACTTGCCTTCCGTGCTCGCTGTGTCACCAAACGTCTGGAAATTGATGGGCAGTTTGTCAGATACGGCGGACCGTCCGTTGTTCCCACAGGTGGGCCCAATGAACGCATACGGTTCACTCAATGTCGCTTCGACACAGGGCGCGTTTGCTTTCGGTTTGCGCGTCGTCGTTGACCGCAACTTGACCGCTCTCGGCATGACCATCCTTGACCCCCGTGCACTTGAGAACTACGAAATGGCGAAGGGTGCAATTTCCGTTGAAATGCCCTCACAGCTTTCACGCCAAATTGCGTTCCGTGGCTACTGGGCATCCAAGGTCATTGACCCAACCCTCACCATCAAGGCCGCTTTCGTCTGATAGACGGAAACTTCGAGAGGATCTGAATCATGGCCGTATTCACCGTCACGCACGCACAACGTGTAGACGACTACGCCGTGATTCAGACCCTTGAGGCCACAGACATCACGATCGGTCAAACGATCGTTGTTGCAGGAGTAGGAAACAATTTTGATGCGACTTACATCGTTCAGGCTGTCCCTACTTTTGGGTTTGTTGGTATCGGCGTACAAGGTGATTTCATTTTTGATTATGAAGTCACCATCACGAATCAACTACTTGTCAAATCAAACTTCGATAACTATCCGCGATCTGCAGCGACTGGAACCGTAACTTGGACCCAGTCCTGCAGTTGGACCACCACGGCCGCCGTTCAAGAATTTCTCGGCATTTCGTCCGCAACTGCTAACGACACAGCGTTTCTCACTACTTGTGTCGCAGCTGCAAACGCATGGTGTTTTCGTCGCAGGGTGTCCGCTGGATATCACGATAATTTGACCAGTCCGCCAGACGGGGCCGTATTGCTTGGTACGACGCTTTATGCTGCCGGGTGTTACAGGGAACGTGGGACAACTGGAGACAGTTACGCATCGTTTCAAGACATGAGCGGACCACCGCTAATGACTCTCGGTCGTGTGAATCAGTTGCTCGGCGTTAAGAGATCGCAGTGCGCTTAACATGGCTGGCATTTTCACCGATGCGATCAACACGGTCGCCGCATCACTCACCGCGCTCGGCCTCAAACCTGTCACCGATCCACGCAACGCACGACCGCTCACAGTGTTCATTGAGTTGCCGTCGTTTGACTCGTTTGGTGCAAACCCAACATCCAAAGTTTCCGACGTCAAAATCACGATTCGAATCCTTGGTGCGCCTCCCGGCAATCAAGACTCCACCGACTACATTCTTGGCGTCGTTGACACGATCCTCGGTTCCAACATTGCAGTCATCAATGGACAACCATCCATCGCGTCTGCTCCCGTACAAGCCGCCGCAGGTGCGGCAGCGCAGGTGGGCGAGTTCTACACATACTCTGTCGGGGAGTTGCAAAGACTCGCCCTATCTGTGCCCACCATCGCGCGCTCGGTTCAGATGATCGCGTCCATGGTCGGATGCTTAGAACTTAAGCATTACACCACCCAGTGGACTGGCGAGGAATACGAAGAGATCTATTTGGAGAACGAGTCGTGGATGGATCAGCCCGATCCTCGCGTGACTCGAAACTTCATCATGAGTCAACTGGTCACCGACCTGATCCTTCACGGTCGCGGTTTCTGGTATATCTCAAGCCGTTCATCTGCTACTGGTCGCCCGCTTTCGTTCCAATGGTTACCCGCCAATATGGTCAACACTTTGGACCAAGCAGGTCCGCAGTGGTTTGGCCCGAGTAATGAAATCACCTTTAACGGCTACCCG